GAAGCCCCATGTCGGGTCGCAGACCTTGTCGATGAGGATGCCCTGGTGACGCGAGGCCACGCGGTCCATCTTCGCCACGATGAGGCGCACGGCCGCGCCCGTGATCTTGCTCGGGTCTTGGAACTCCGAGGGCATCACGCCACGGTGCGCGTCCTTGAGCACCTCGTCGATGAAGCCGATGAAGTTGCTGTTCGGGCGCTGGCTGGAGAGAAGCTTGAGGTCCTCGCCAGGCTCAAGCGCGAGGAAGTCGCCGGAACCGCCAGCGGACAGCGAGGCGGCGGCGTTTGGATTTGAGGATAGCTCGGAGGCGAGGTCACCGAACTCACCGCCGGAGCGGTTGAGCACGCGGGTCACCGTCGAGTGCGCCTTCACGGCCTGCTTCTCGAGCGCGAGGATTTCCATCAAGTCCTGCAAGTCGTTCCAGGAGTGCTGGAGGATGGGAAGGCCACGGGCGCCGGAGACGAACTCGGCGTCGTAGACCATCATCATCGAGTTAGCGAGGATCTGGCGGGAGGAGGCGTCGGAACGGATGACGTTGAACGCCTTGATCTCTCCGTATGCTCCGAAGAGCACGCCGTCGAACATCTGAGCGGGGGGCTCGCCCTCGGTCGGATTGGAGATCCTGTGGGCCTCGATGCCCTGCAACTTTGCCGCCCCGTTGGCGTCGCGCACCTTGGCGAGGAAGAAGTCGCCGTCGACCACCCAGCGGCGCTCGGCGATGCGGAGGAGGTCGCTGAATGAGAAGCGCCCGGTGATGTCGATGCGCTTGCTCTTCTCGGCGAAGTAACGCTCGGCCTCGGCGTTCCACACAGGGTCGGTCGTGCCGGCCTGCGGACGGAACCCGTCGCCCACGGTGTAGAGCACCAGGTCGTTGACCATCGCGCGGATGGGGCCGCTGTTCCTCTCGCCCCACCGCATCTTGCGCAGCATCTCCACGCGGGCCGACGGCGTGAGGTCGCGGCGCTGGTCCTGCGCGGGCGACAGCATCAGGAACGAGCGGCGCCCGTTGTAGCGGGTGCTCTCGTAGCCGGCGGCTGCCTTGGGCTTCGCCGAGCCCTTGCGGACGGCCGGCTTGGTGGGACGCTTGGGGGTGCGGGCCATAAATCAGAAGCCGTCGAAGGAGCGGTAGTCCGTCTGGATGATCTTCACGGACTTGCCGTAGGTGTCGGGGTCGAGCGCCTGGAGCGCCTGCTTGCACTCGGCGAGCACGTCGCGCACGGGCATCACGAACTGCTTGCTCACATTAGTCCCCGAGTCGCTGTAGCTCATGACGGTCTTGCCCTCCTTGAGCATGGCGACCGCCTTGTCCCGGATGGCGAGGATGTCGGACTCGGCCAAGCCGATGAAAATGCCAGTAGCAGCCATGGTTGTTTCTACCCTTGGACGACTGTCAAAGCGAGGGGGAGACGACCCGGCAAACCGCACGCGCCTGCCAGCGCACACAAAAACGGGCCGTCTCCCTTAAGTTGATTCAGACCTGTTATCATCGGATTGCAAGGATTCATCGGCGGCGACCCTGTCCTTTCCGACGAGGCCCCATCGGATGGCGATGAGCGCCGCGAGGCACTCGCAGTCGAAGGCGTGGTTGTCCTTCTTGCCTTGGGGAAGTATCCACGCGGGCTTGCCTGTCCGGCGGTCGCGGACTCGGACCTCGGCGTCCATCTGCGTGACGTACTCGGGGTTCACGTCCAGCGGGTAGGTGTGGAGTTTGCGCATCCGAAGGCCGTAGAGGATGTCCTTGATCGCGAGGTTCGAGAAGGAGATGAGGCGCACGCGGTTCGCCTGCCCCGGCACGATGACCGCCTGCGGGTCGGTGTAGAAACGGCGCTTGTTCCCGCCGACGCTGAAGTCCTCCTGCCCCGAGCCCTTGGCGACCTTCCACGACCTCTTGGCGCACTCGGCGTAGACCATCTGCGTCTGGTCGCCCGAGTCGACGAGCACCATCGAGCGGTGCACGGAATGGGTCACGCTCAGAGCGTCGAGCTCCTGCCATGTCTCGGCCCTTCCGAAATGCCGCAGGCGGCTCCTGCCGTCCTTCGCCCACTCGCGGATGGCGACCCAGTAGTGGCCGCGTTGCACGTCCACGCCCATCGTCCGCAGCGGGACATCGCCCTTCTTCGGGTCGGCCTCGCCCTCGACGAAACGCCCCTTCGTGTTGAGCCACGCGAGGTCGTCCCATTTGTCGGCCAGCTTGTAGTCCGACGCCTTGATGTCGGCCACCATAGCGCCGCCCTCCTCGCTCCAGGGCATCGCCAGACGCTTCTGCTTGAAGATGCGCCGAGGGGCCTCGTCGCCGTAGACGTCGCTCGCCTCCTTCGCCTCGAGCATCATCACGCCGAGCTCTCCCCAGCTCATCGCCGCGAGCGAGTTCCAATGGAGCCCGATCTGCCCGGAGCGGGTCGATGCGGATGTGGCCACAAACGTGCCGCGAGCGTTGCAGGCGTTCCGCGTCCCCGTCGTGTCGGGCAGACGCTTCGCGCATCCGGCGCACTCGTAGGTCGTGCCAGCCGAGACCTTCGTCTTGTCCCAGGTTCCGTTGACCTTCGCGTCCTCGGGGAACCGCACCTGCTCCCAGACCCACGGTTGCAACTTATCGCAGGAGGGGCAGCGGAAGTTCCAGTCGCGCTGGTCCGTCGAGCGGTGCAGCACGTCGAAGTCGTCCCCCTCCGTACCGCCCTGCGACATGAAGATGCGCTTTCCCATCCAGCCGAAGGCGGTGACGCGCGCCGACGCCTCGGAGAGGTGACCCTTCGGCCATAGCCAGCACTCGTCCCCGATGAGGTGACGGATGGCACGACGCTGGAGGTTCTTCTCGTTGTGCGCCCCGAGCACCCACGCCGTCATGCGGTCGAACTGGATCGTCGAGGAGCGGTCCATCTCGGGCACCAGCCGCTCGCGCACGGGCGGGCATTGCTCCCACAATGGACGCAGGGAGGTCAGGTTGAAGTCACGCGCGTTCTGGTCGTTGTCCTGCAGGATGAGCATCGGGCCCGGGGCGCGGGCGATGGCGTGGCAGGAATACAGACGGGCGAACAGGGTCTTGCCGCTCTGGATGCTGGCGAGGATTGTGAGAAGCCGCGTCTCCGGGTCGGCCGCCAGCCGCAGCGCCTCCGCGATCCATGGCGTGCGGTCGGAGCGGAACGGGCCCGGCATCGGCGAGTCGGGAATCGAGAGGATGTTGTCCTGGCAGAAGTCGACGACGTCGCCCGAGTCGGACGGCGCGAGCATCCTGCGCCCGAGGTTCAGAAGCGCGGCGTCACTCATGGTCTTTGTCGCGCAGGATTTTCCGAAGGTGCCTGTCCAGCGCCCTCAGCCGCTTGTCCCGGAAAGGACGCGACGGCTTAGGCATCGGCTTTCTCTTCGTCTTCCGTCTCACGGGATAGGTCGATGCGGACCGCCCGGCACCAGGCGTCCAGCACCTTGACCGCGAGCGGAGGGTTGTCGGGGTTCACCTTCTCGGCCACCTCGAGCGCCAGCTTGTCGAGACGCGCCAGCACCTCGCCGGCGAAGGCCCGCACCGTGGACTCGGCCTCCTCGCGCCGGATGTACTCGCGGGAGTCGATGGCGCGTTTCTTCTGCTCCTCCTCCAAGGCGACCAGCGTCTTCAGCGATTGGTTGTAGGCCGTCTGGTACTTGCCCTGGTTCGGGTCGCCCGAGCTCATCGCCGTGTCCCACACGCCCTGCGCGGTCGCGACCAGCCTGCGGTGGCGCTGGATCGTCGAGGCGAGCGTGCCGTCATCTAGCGAGTCAAGCCGGGCAGGCAGAGGGGCGTGGACGGCGGCCGTGCGCGCGGACCTCCATTCGGCGGCGGCCTCGGCGCTGTGCATAGGCATCCCCTGGCGCAGCAGGGCCGACACCCGCGACGTGCTGATGCCGAGCGCGGCGGCCATCTCGGCGTTTGTCAGGCGCGTGGTCATTTCTTGGCACCCCTTGAAATCCGGGGGGAAACCCGCAGTTTTTTCCCGGGGTGCGTCGCCACGCGTGGCTTTACCCCCCCCTTAGGAGACTCCTTAATGGGGTTAGACGCTGTTTT